CATAATAAACATATACCATACGACATACTCTACCATGAAGACGAGGAAATATTGGCGTCTTGTCTGAGAGGGTATCTTGACGGTGATGCTTTCCAGAGAAAGAACACGCTGTATGTGGAGGGAAATACTAGGAGCATCAGGTTGGCGTATGAGCTACAATTGGCTACAGCTAGACTAGGGCAACCATTAGTCCTACATAATGGCAGGTCAGATGACAGTATTTGTAATGGGCAACTAATTAAGGGGTCTAAGAGATATTGTTTCTCAATCACAGGGTACGACGTGTTGAGGAAGATGGGCTACGACGCGAAAAACCCTCAACAAGACAGAAGCTTCTACATTAAACACGGCGACTACTTCCTGATGAAGCTGAAGTCAGCTAAGACAATACACAAGCAGACAAGGGTTATAAACTTCACAACATCTGATGGAACATTCCTCGTTTCAAACATAGTCACACATAACTGCGGACGTAAGTGGGGTAAGACAACCCTCGCCATAAACGAGGTTGTGGAGTATGCGGGTGTCCCTGAGAGCATCATCTGGTGGGTTAGCCCAACCTACGGGGTGGGTGACGTTGCGTGGAAGCGGCTGCTCCTCAACCTTAACCCGCTTATAATTAAGCGTAAGAGTGAGCGGGATAAAACCATCACGTTGATAAATGACACTGTGGTAGCGTTCAAATCCGCTGACAACGAGAAGGGGTTGGTCGGCGAGGGTCTTGACTTCGTGGTTATGGAGGAGGCAGCCTACATTAAGGAGAGTGTCTGGTATGAGACTGTCAGACCGAACCTCGGCGACAGTATGCGGAAGGGCGACGCGTTGCTGATAACGACGCCGAACGGCATGAACTACGTGTACCGTGAGTGGCTGAAGGGTCAGGATAAGCGGTTCCTCGACTACGAGAGCTGGAGATTCGAGCTAAGCGTACTGCCTATACTTAACGAAGTCATAGACAATATGGACGGCGGCTTCCCCTCGTGGACTAACCCACACTGGACGCGGAAAGAGCTACTATCAATCATACATCAGCCACGCAACATACTACTCCAGGAATACGGCGGAAGATTCGTTGAGGATCTTAGCAACGTGTTCACAGGCGTAGACCAGGTTATAGATAGAAGCATTGGGCTTGAAGACCCTGTGCCTGGTAAGAAGTACTATGTGGGCTTCGACGTGGCGCGTAGGGGTGCTGGTGACAACGCGGTTATAACGGTTGTTGACGGGGACTTGAAGGTGTGCAGGGAGGTTGTGATGAACGGTAAGCCTCTCCCAGTGCAGGTTAGGGTTGCGAAGGAGATATGCGAGGAGTATAATGGGGCGCCGATACTCGTGGACACGACTAACCCGATGGGTGACAGCGTATTCGAGTTCATATACGAGGAATATAACAACGCTAAGGGGTTCCACTACACTAACGCTAATAAACGTGACCTAATGGATAACCTAAGCATCGTCATACAAACCCGTAAACTCAAGATACCGATGAAGAACGATGAACTAGAGGAGCTAGTCAGGGAGCTAAAGGTATTCGGCGCAGATAGAACCAGAAACGGCAACATAGTGTACAGCGCACCACCAGGCTTCAAGGATGACAGACCGAATGCACTTGCATTAGCTGTTTGGCTAGCAATGGAGCATAAGCAGAGGTCTAAACCATTCGCAAGATTCATGGTGATATAAGGATTGATAGAGATAAAAACGTTACCCATAAATGATGCGGTTAGTAATGGTGAAGTAGGATGACCAGCATACTTGACACCATCGCAGATAGGTTCGGATACACTAGGAAGGCGGCTGGCGCAAGCATCATACCTGTATACGCGGATAGCCCGGCGGCTAAGCCACGTGAGCCGAAGTGGGACTACTACACGTTATATGATGAGGCTGAGCGCAACTGGGTTGTGCAGGCTGCGGTTCAAACACTGATACGTGAAGTGTTGCGCCCGGGGTGGAACCCGTACACGCCTAAATTCGTGTCTAAGTGTAATGCATGTGGGGAGGAGTTCGCCAAAATGGTTGACGAGTGCCCTATATGCGGAGGCACAGATATACGTAAACCCGACCCAAGGCAGAAGGAGGTAATCCGACGCATAATTGAGACTCCTAACAGGAACCGTGAGACTTGGCGCAAGATACTGTACAGCATACTGTACCATGACTTAATCGCTGACAGGTGGTTCATGAGCATAGCCTACGCCCCGATAATCAGTAAAGACGGAGACGTGATGGGTTATAAGCCATCCGAGCTCTATGTTGAAGACCCTAAAGTCATAGAGTTCGTCATGGATGCACGGGGCAGACTCGGCGCGAAGCCCTATGTGTGCCCACACTGCTTAAGGGAGGATATGTTAGGGGAGGATGCTTCAAGCGACGACATCCAGTACATTAGCTACGAGGAGGGCGCCGTGTGCCCAGTCTGTGGGAGACCTATGCTTCCGACAACCTACGTGCAGAAATATAATGATAAAACCTACCTCAGATTCACCGACATAGAGATGATCCACGGTAGCACATATAGGCCGTCGCCTGACCCAGATTCTCAGCCACGACTGGTGTCGGCGTGGAGCAGTCTCCAAACAATGAAGGCGATGGATGAATGGTTCTACGACACGTATAGTGAGGGTATGCTGGGTAAAATCGTGTTTAACCCAAGCCTCTCGCAGAACAGTATGGATGAGCTTGCGGCGAGCATACGGAGCCAGATAAAGGCACTGGATCAGACAGACGCTACGACTGGGGAGGCACGCGTCAAGAAGACTGCACGCATCCTATTCCTAGGAGGCGGTGGAAGCGGTAAAGGCGAGGCAATAACGGTTCACAACCTCATGGATGACCCGACCGCCATGAAGGCAATCGAGTACTATAACAAATGTGTGTCAGCGATACTCAGCGTCTACGGGATACAGGCGTCCTTCGTCAACGTTGACCAGAGGAGCGGTGGAAGCGGAAGCATGGCGGTTAAGCTGGAGGTTCAGAACCACGTCGTAGAGGCTCTTCAAAGGGATAAAGAGGATGCGATAAACACTCAGCTATACAGGATACTCGGCGTAACCGACTACGAGTTCAGGTTCAACCCAGTGGTGCAGAGAGACGCCTTGGTTGAGGCGCAGATACAGCAGATAAAGGCTAGCGCGATGAGCTACCTGCTGTCAAGCGGAGTAGACTTCGAGGTAGACGAGAACTGGGTGATAGTTCCACGCGGGAAACCAGTCCACACCCCACAGCAAAGCGTATCTGGTGAGGGAACCACTCCTCAGAAGCCGCAGGTAAGCGACAGAACGGGCAGAGTGATAGAGGGTACGACGGTTCAGCGTAACCCATTCAACATGAATGAGGATAACAGGGGTGAGGGTGACAGCGTTGTCCCAGGCAGGGGGGCGGTGAGGTAGCTGTGATTCCGCGTAGACGTGGGAGACATGGTAAAATATATGGCCCATACTTCATGATGGATGAGAACGGTGAGGAGGTTTTCCTACCCACCCTAAAGGATAAGAGGAGGTATCTTGAGATGATTAATGAGAGACGTGTGAAGCGGGAGGCTGAGGGGTAGATGCCTATACCTGAGCCACGTGAAGGCGAGGAGCAGTCCGAGTTCATAAGCAGATGCGTCGAGGCGATAGCAGGCGAATACGATGACGTTAAGCAGGCAGTCGCCATATGCTACACGACGTGGGAGCGAGCCAAGAACCCCACTGTCAAAGAGGAGACTGGGAAAAGCGACTGCGGATGCAGTAAGGAGGACTCTGACCTTAACTTCGTCTCAATAATAACTAAGAGTGATGATAGGTTCATAATAGGTGGATACGCGAACGTCTACATGCTGGATGCAGACGGTAAAGTCGTGCCAGACTACGATAACGAGGTTGTGTCGCTTGAAGCCCTCGACGAAGCCCTCAAAGTCATGATGAAGAGGGTGAGCAGACGTAACCTGATGCTGTACCACAGTAACGTGCAGATAGGGGAGATAATACATGAGTACACTGACTCAGAGGGGGTAACGTGGAAAACCCACGTAGTCCATGAGCCACACGATCAATATGAGAAGAAGGGCTTATTCATCGTCTGCGAAGTGTTCGATGACACGCCGATAAGCAGAGACATCAGGAAGCAGATGGAGGATGAGAAGCTACTCAGCTTCAGCATAGGCGGAATCCCCATCAAGAAGGAGCATAAATGCGACGACGAGAAATGCTGGACAGAGATAACGAAGCTATACCTAGCCGAAGTCAGCTCCTGTGAGAAAGGCGTAAACCAGGAGAGCAAAGCCTTCATATTGAAGCAGCTGGCTGAGGAGAGGCTTCTAGCGGAGATAGCTGAGAGGATAAGTGAGCTTGAGGAAGCCATACTCGGCTACACGCAGTAGACGCTTCAAACCCACGCCTCCTACACCATGGACACAATTTATCCACCAAACAGTAGTAAAAAACACCGATACATATAAATACCGTCATATAAATCCACCTATAGACGACACATGCCGTGCAACGATTCTACTACAATAGAAGACTTAATGAAGCGACTGGAGAAACTGGAGAAAGCCGTATGGACAACCGCGTACCAGAACAAGCTACCTGACGAAAACTTCTTCTACGTGGAGCCTGGAGGCGAGAAAGACGAGGAAGGCAAAACAGTGCCACGGAGCCTACGCCACCTACCATACAAGGATGACGAGGGCAGAATCGACAGAGAACACGTATTAGCCGCGTGGCAAGCCCTACATGGAGCCAGAGGAGGACTTGGCGACTGGGCTACCCCGGAGGTGAAGGAGCAGATACGGCGCAAGATACTTGCAGCAGCGAAGAAGATAGGACTGGAGTTGAGCGAGGAGAAGAGCAGAGACGTGGTTGACACGGCTGGTATAGTCGAAGACAAAACAGAGAAGGCTGAAAAACATATGAGTGAAGAAGAGAATAAAGCAGAGGAAGTGGAGGAAGTCGTAGACGAGAAGGCTGAAGACAAGCCAGAGCCTCAACCCGAAGAGGAGAAGGAGACGGTGGCTAAGGGCGACGAGCCTAAAAGAGAGGACTACGAGTCCCCAGAGGAGTTCTACAAAGCCTACAGTGAGTGGATTAAAGCCAAACAGGCTGAGAAGCCAGTTACAGCGGTGGAGCTGGAGAAAGCGTTAGAGGACTTCAAGAAGGAAATACTGGCATCCATCAAGGATGTGGCGATACTGGATGGCGTAACCCTAGGTGAAGCCGTCAAGAAGAGCATACCTTTGGCGAGGAAAACACAGGTTGCCGCAGTCGACTACAAGGAATGGGTGTCGAAGGCACTGGAATTGGAGCCTCAGAGAGTACTAGTCACGGAGGAAAGGTGATAAAGGGAAATGTTATTCAAACAACCAGTGATAAATAAGAATGCACCGGAGTTCGGCTCAAAAGAGTACATAGACTACTGGTATAACCAAGGAGGAATCTACAAGGCGTTAACAGGCGTAAAGAACGTTGCAACCCTAAACAAGGCAATAGCGCCATGGGATCCCCCAGCCTCACCCTACGGCACATACTTTGAGCCAAAGTTCTCCGCAGACGTAATGGCGTGGGTGATGCGCAGCGACACCCTGTTCCGCATACTCCCGAAGACCACGTTCCAGAGATACGGGGACAGCTTCAAATACTTCGCGTCAGACCTCTCAGGAGCAACAGGCGTAGACGGTGGAAGCACGCCGTTCGCCAGCGGGAGCAGTGAGTCAGGTCCAACACTAGCGTCGTTCGAGGAGTTTAAACCCGCCTACATTATGGATCCGTGGGAGACTGACTTCACCAGCGTGATAGAGAGTCAGTGGCAGCAGACGCCGTCCACAGACGCTGAGTGGCTGAGGCAGTACCACGCACAGCTGTTCCCAGACCAGATTGACAAGATGCTCACCGAGGACGTTGACACAGTAGCCAACGACGGCTCATCCAACCTGAACGTGGAGAGCATTGACCGCATCTGCAGCGACTACACTGAGAGCGGGGCAGGCACCACATTCGTAAGCGCAGCGACGGACGGAGACATCTACTGGGGTAAGTCAAGCCCACTGGTCGACAGAAGCGCGGATAGCGGCGACGTATTCGGAGCCAACGTAGATCTACCCGCCACAGCCGCCGCACGCGTGCTAAGCCTCGACATGATTGACGACGTTGTAGCGGACTGCCTAGACTACGCGCCGAGCAAGAACTTCATCATGGTGACTGGGCCGAGGACAGTCAACGAGATTGAGAAGCTTACTGAGGGTAAGCAGAGGTACAGTGACAGCTGGATAGATGGACCCGTAGGCGTCGAGTACACTGTTAACGGGGTGCGCACCAGACCTGGCAGGGACGCTGGCTTCCTCGTAAGCAGCTACATGACTAACGGGATACGTATCCCGATATTCGAGAATAAGCACGTGGTCGGCGAGAACGGGAACAATAGGACAACCAAGGTGACTGACAACGACATCGGCAACATCTACATACTGAACCTAGACACCGTTGAGCTCAGGGTAGCGTTGCCTGCAACATACTGGAAGACTCCCCCAGAGGCTAGGCTGACTGGTGACCGCCTCAAGGATAGACACGCCCTCATGATGGGGCTGCAGCTAATCTGCACAAACTTCCGAAGTAATGGCGCAATAAAGTATCTCAAGAGTGCTTGATAACCCTCTTTCCCCTATTTTTTTTATTTATAACATTGTTTTGGTGTATCGTAATCTTTTTATAGGTTCATGTGGATAAGTCTGTGACTTTAACTAGGTGGTGTAGGTGGGTAGGTTTAACAAGGATGTAATGTGGAGTAGTGCGTCATGTGAGTGGGAGACGCCTCAAGATATATTTGATGAATTAGATGAAGTGTTCCGTTTTACGCTTGACCCTTGTGCTACACCCAGCAACGCTAAATGTAATCTATACTACACTGTTGAGGATGACGGGTTATCTAAGAGCTGGACTGGGCACCATGTCTTCATGAATCCACCGTATGGTCGTGAGATCGCTAAGTGGGTTAGGAAGGCGTATCTTGAGTCACTGAACCCTGACACAGTTGTAGTCTGTCTTCTACCATCTAGGACTGACACGCATTGGTTCCATGAGTACTGTGCCAAGGGGGAAATATGGTTTGTGAAGGGTAGGCTTAAATTCGGTGGAGCTAAGAACAGTGCACCGTTTCCCTCAATGATAGTGATATTCCCGAAGAACCGAGGAGCTAAACCGTAGACTGCTTTTCATCATAGTATCCGTTTAGGTGTCGCCAGACCGTTGACGGAGCGTAGCCGAAGTACCGCGCTATCCCCCGTATGCTCCACCCCTCCTCGCAGTGTAGACGCCTCCACTCGTCAACTATGCTCTGCGGAACCCTTGGGCGACCCGCCTTCCGCCTCACCCAGCTAGGCTCAGAAACACCGCCCACCGTATTCATAATTGTTCCAATACAATACCTATATATATTGGTATTGTAAGTCAAAACATGGAGAACATGACGTTCAGCTACAGCCGTAACACGAGGAAGAAAATAGACCTATTCGGCACAACCTACGCTACGTGGGGAACATTCACAAACGGCGCAACGGATAGCGGCGGAGACATAGACACTGGGCTAGGCTACGTGTACAGCGTATTCCTCCAGCACAAGGGGGGCACAGCGGTCGCAACCGCGCCCGTCGTCAACGAGACGCTTCCCAAGAGCGGTGGAACCGTCACAATAGTCACAGCCGCAGGTGCCGACGGCTTCTGGCTTGCACTAGGCGAAGCATAGGAACCGTAGGGTTTTTAAGCCACACATCCACATATTTTTTCTGATGTTAAACCATAGGGTTAAGATTGGGTGGGCTGGAGACTACCGCCGCAGGGGTAAGCAGTTTGACTTAGCGTACCTTGTGGCTAGGGAGCTGGACGCGGAGCTGGTGGCGGCTGGTCCGCATAACTCACGTATCTACGTTGAGCACTCTGAGATGCCTGAGTTCTACCGTAGCGTGGACTGCCTCCTAGTTACAAGCGCGTTTGAGGCTCACCCCTTGGTGGTGTATGAGGCGTTGGCGTGTGGAACACCTGTTCTCATGGAGAGACGTGTTGGGGACTGCTACGTTAACAATGTGAGGGGTGTGTTCTACTATAATGGCTTCGACGTTGACAATATCTGTGAGTCTGTGAAGTATGTTGTCGAGAATAGGGATGCGTTGAGCCGTGAAGCAGTCAAGTGTATAAGGGATGAGTGGACGTGGGATAAGGTTGCCCCACAGTACCATGAGATGGTTGAAGCCATCACAGACGTGGAGAACCCCTCTATACTGTGGTTAGCGGATGTAAGGGACTGGGCGTGGGGGTTCATGGGTGAGGACGTCAAGAGATACGTGTTCAGAGACATGGATATAGTGTACACGTCGGAGATGAGTCCACAAGACTTGGATATGGAGGTAGCTGTGCATGACGTGGTGTTTAACCATCCGTGGAAGCTGGTTAACCATGTGAATGTGCCGAGCCTCACTGGCGTCGTGAACCTGCTGTGTGTGGCGAACCCAGCGTTCATACACCCTGAGAATGCTTCAATGTTCTATAAGGCGCTGGTGTCCGCATCCGCGTTGACTACGGTGTCGAAGCCCATAGTAGATGTCTTGAGGTTTATGGGTAAGCCTGTGTTCTACGCTACTAGGGGCGTGAACGTGGAGCTATTCCACCCCTAGGAAGCACCCCTCAACGGATGCCACTGCATCTTCTCCACGTAGTCGCAGTCCAGGCATATAACTATGATGTCCTTATTCTCCCCATATGGGGGTATGAGGGCTAGTCTTCCACCGCAACGCGGACAGGTGAACTCAGTGAACTCAGTATTCATCACGTTGTGCTATGCAACCGTGTCTTAAAACAGTATCGCTTAACACATTTCACCACTACAAGGTAGTAAATTCATTGTTACCACTTGTGGGTGGTTAATAACAATACCCTTATATATCTCCAGACACCTATAAAAGTAAGCCCGAAGACACTCAGGGCGGGCGCAAGGATATGGGTGCGAAGTAGATTTGGGGGTACAAGGCGAAGTATTCGAGATAACATCATCCACAACATATACGGGTGATGGAAGCCTATTCTGGATATATATACACGCGACGGCGGATACAACTGTAACGATCTCAGATAACACAGATGAGAAGATAAGCCTGTATCAGGCGGCGGACACCAGCGGACCGATAACTGTGTTCACCCCTGCTATAAGGGTTAGGACAAGCCTTAAGATAACGATAAGCGGGACTGCGAAGGTGAGTGTGTGTCACAACGTGAGTTAGGGTGGTGGTTGAAGTGTTGGGGAAACTGAATATATGGAGGAGGCTCAGGGAGGCTGAGGAGAAGGTGTGTCAGCTGGAGGACAGGGTGACGCTCTACGAGGCAATAGTCACTGAGCTATGCGAGGAACACGTCGATACAGCTGAGATGCTTCTTAAACTATCCACATTGGTTGGGAGGCTGGCTGAGGCGTCGATGAGAAGCAGTGAAGCCAGCAGGAGTGTGGTGGATACGCTTAGAGCAGTTGACCTTACCCTTAGAAACGGGTTAACGGAGGCAGAGGACAGGTGACGGGCGTCAGGTATAAGGTGTGGGATGGAGCTACATCTGACTCATATCAGGCGACGCAGAAGCCGAAGTGCCTAGGGTGGAGAGTCAAGCTAATATACATTAAGAACAACCATGGCTCCAACAGCATAGCGTACAAGATATACGGTGAGGCGGATTCACGTGACACAGCGGACAGCACACACCTACTGCTAGGTGAGACAACGCTCGCCGCAGGTGGCACAGCGATATACCGCACAGAGGATCCGTGGGACAGTGTCTACGTGTCCGTTAAGAATGCTTCAGCTGGGAGCGATGCATCCGCCGTCATATGGATTAATGGGGGTGAGTAGCTGTGAGCCTCAAGGCATCTGACTTGACGGCTGGGGCGAACCAGGTTGGGTTCGACGACACCGTTATAACTGTGAATAAGGATGACACCATTGACATCAACGTTGCGGGTGCAGTTGACTTCGAGGTGTCGAGTAACCTGTTCACAGCTAAGTCTGGCAGCGTGTTTAAGGTTGACGAGATACAGGAGTCTACATCTGGTAGCGGTGTGACTGTTGACGGGGTGCTTCTTAAGGATGGCGGAGTATCAGCGTCTTCTCTTAAAGTCCAAAATGCAGGAGATGTTAGAACAATTCTCATTGATGATGCATATTATATGTTTAAGGCATGGGATAACGTCTCAAATCTTAAAGAGGTGGCACGCCTACAATCTGCATCTGATCCATATTTCTCCTTCGGTGGTTCTCAAGAGCACAAATTCTACTTCAGTGGGGCATACGACGCCTCTGCTAGGATCAAGATGGTGTCTGATACTAAAATATGGTTTCGAGACTCTGCCGTCTACATTAACAGTAACGATGATGGACACTTAGATATTACAGCAGATACTAGTGTGGATATTAACGCTCCACTCGTAGCCACAACTGATGCAACGTTTAACGGAGATTTAACCGTAACGGATGGTTCGCAATATGTAAAATTATTTGATTCTGCTTATATTAGATCTGAGAGATCGAATTACTGGAACACCCTCATTGAAGGAAGAGTAATCGGAGATGCATATTCTAGGATAAAAATTGATATAGGTGATGGGATCTACTTTGGTGATGGATCAAGTGCACATGATGTTAATTTGTACCGTGATTCAGCTAATGTCCTAAAGACAGATGATAAACTAGTGGTTGGTGGTGTTTTAGAGCTACATGACGTGCTTGACTTGACGAATATTGGGGCAGGAAACCCCTTGATAAAGGTTGTTGCGACAAGTGATACGCCCAGCAGTAGTCCTGAAACCGACCCAGAGCAGGGGTGGATAGAAATAGACATCGGTGGCACAAGCTACTACATCCCATACTACAACTAAACAATTTTAGTTTTATTTAATTACTCATCATTGTTTTATTTAGTTGTTTACCACAGTATATTCATTCCAAGCTGTTCAATATGTTTATATATGGTGATGAAGCGTATTTACATGTTATACTTGGTGTCGAGATGCCAACCTACGTGAATAACTCAGCCACGCTGTCAACCAGCAACATCAACAAAAACAACCAAGACACCAAGCTCCATATAACAGGTAACAGGTACTGCACCTACATACAGAACAGGTTAGAGGCAAACAGGGCAGTGAGGCATATTACGGGGGGTAGTTAGCTGTGGCTAATGAAAAGATTGTCGTTGTAAAGCTCATCGGCGGGTTCGCAGTGAGGGCTCAGGTGGGCGACGTGGATTTAGAATACGTTAAGGGATTGGTGGCTGGCAGGTATCTTGAGAAATATCCTGGTTTCCAGCTTATCAGAGTGGAGGTGGAGGAGGTAGACGGCGAGTGAGTGATAAACATGTGGGGCTGGATGAGCGTCTGAATCAGCTATACGTGGATGTGGCGAAGATATGCGGAGTCATCGACGAGATGGGTGACAGGTTAACGGATCAGAGTAAGAGTCTGCGGACTCTTAACCATAACAGCACATCGATGGCTACAACCATAGCTCGGCTAGAGGTGAAGGTTGACAACAATACCTCGATGATTAAAAACCTTAAGAAGGAGATCAGCGACAACATTAAACTGTGGCTGACAGTGTTCAGCATAGCGGTGAGCATAATAACGTTTATAATAAACTATTATAGGGTGTAACATGTGGAGGCTGAATATTAGTGGGAACATATGTCAGTGAGGAAGACGTAGAGGCGTTAACGCAGATAACGATAAACGAGTCAAGCGTACCAACCAGCACACAGGTCTCAGCGTGGATAACACAGGTAGAGGCACGCGTAGAGGAACGTGCACTGGGAAGCCACACAGCGACAGACGAGTACATAGACGTCCCAGCCTACACCAGCAACACTGGAATCTACAACTACAGGTACAACAGCGACACAGACATCGTGCAGTTCGGCGACCCCCAGTCGCCCAACATAGTCCCACTAACCAGCATAAGGCGACCACTAATCAGCATCACCAAACTCGAGAAAAACGATGAAGACTACACGGAGTCACCCAACTGGGTTGAGTTAACCGAGGGGCCTGCTGACGGGGCAGACTACCTGCTACTACGCAGCGGTGGGAAGCAGCACGGCTACGCACTCTACTTCATAGATAACCCGCCTAAGCCCGGTCCTAAGAGGCTCCGCATATCATATAGTTATGGGCATAATGTTAGCACCAGCATCCTTAAAGAGTACTGCACTAAGCTGGTTGCGGTGAATGTGCTTGAAGCCCGCATGGGCACCAGCAGCGTGGATGGTTTATCGTATCTTGACGCTGGGGCGTTCGGAGTCGCTATGAACACTAGGTATGTTGAGCGGATCCAGCGGTGGCTTGAGGATATTAGGGAGATTGAGGACAGGTATTTCCCAGATGACAGTGAGAAGGGTGGAGTACCCCACGTGGTGCTGTAGGGTTGAGGCGGTACTACGAGTTAACGGACAGCAGGCAGGTTAAAAGGTTCTACGCCGACCTGAAGCTAGCCATAGATAGAACCCGCGTCGACGTAGTTGACAGATGCATACAGTACGCTGGGAACTCAGCTAGGGGATTATCCATCTACCGTATGCCGAGCAGCGGTGGCCCCATTGGCACGCTTGGAACCAGCGTAGGCGAAGCATACAACGACCATAAGTGGGCGGCGGCAGTCGAGTATGGTACACGTAGCCACGTGATTAGAAGCAGAGGCAGATACCCTCTGCGGATAACTAAGAAGCTCCCAGGCGACGCGGGTAAAGAGACGCCGTACGGCGTAAAGTACATAGATGTTGACATCAACGATAAATACGCTGTCACCCATAGGGGGGCTAGGGCTTTCTACATATACACTGAGGCGTTCTCAAGGCTCGTCAGGAAGCTCCCAGGCTTCATGCGTAAGGTTTTTAAGAGGTACTTCGTGAGGTAATGATTGATGACTGCTTTATCGTATTCAACGTATATAACGAGCATAAAGGACAGCTTGAAGAGTGTTATAGATGGTACGACGAGCTTCAACGGGAAGGTTTCAGCCGACGCGGTTAACGAGGAAACCAGCACGCTGTCAGCGAGAATCGAGTTAACCAGCGACGAGGTACTGGGGGACGGTGGGCCAGGCATCGTGCACCATAATACGGGGTTCACGGTTAAAGTCAGGTATCTGAGTGGCGTGGATGAGGATGACTTAGATGCCCTTGTGGGGTATGTTGGCGAGATAGTTAACGCGATAGAGGCTGATAGGACGCTTGGCAACAGCTACATATTGAACACTGAGGTTACTCAAACCGAGTACAGTGTTCAGGTGGCT